TCTAGAGTTGAGAAACAAACTGTAAGCACAAGCGCAGGTTCAGTAAGTAGCTTAACAGTTGATTCAGCTTTTACAGATACTCCAAATTCAGAAGTCATATGGGCACTAATTGTTGCTTCTTCAACTTCAGGAGATTTAGAAGAAACAGGAAGTGCAAAAAAATATCAAATAACTAGTATAGTTGACGGAGACTCGTACAAAATTACAGCAAAAGACACATCAGGCAGTACAGTAACAGCAAATTCTAGTGATTCAGGTAATGGTGGAGCAGGCGTTGATGGCTACTATCAAATAAATACAGGTCTTGATGTATTTGTGCAATCTACTGGTTGGGGTGTAGGCGCTTGGGGAGCAAGTGGTTGGGGTTCTACCACTCCTTTATCAGCACTTAATCAACTAAGAATTTATACACATGATAATTACGGCGAAGATTTAGTTTTTAACGTAAGAGGAGGCGGTATTTACAGATGGGATCAAAGTGCTGGGTTACCTAGTAGTGCAGCATCTTCAGAAAACACAAAAAGAGGTCAAGAACTTTCAGGAATTGCAGGAGCAAATCTTGTGCCAACTTTAGGACTACAGGTTTTAACTTCGGAAGTTGATAGACATTTAATTGTTCTTGGTGCAGATCCTTTGAACGCAGCTGGTACAGCAAGAACTCAAGCTATAGATCCTATGTTTATTGCTTTTAGTGATCAAGAAAATTTATTAGAGTTTGAACCTAAACTTACTAATACTGCGGGCTCGTTGCGTTTGTCTTCAGGATCTCAGATTATGGGAGCAGTTAAGTCTAGACAAGAAATTATAATATTTACCGATACCTCTGTTTATAACATGCAGTTTGTAGGTCCACCGTTTACATTTGCTTTAAATTTAATTAACGAATCAACAGGATTGGTTGGACCTAAAGCAGCAGTAACAGCTCCTGATGGTGTTTATTTTATGTCGTATGATTCTTTTTACACTTACAACGGTAGTGTTCAAGAATTACCTTGTACTGTCAAAAATTATGTTTTTAGCGATATAAATGACGCACAAATATATAAGGTGCAAGCATTTACCAATAATAAACACTCTGAAGTTGGTTGGTATTATCCTTCAGCTAGTTCTACAGAAATAGATAGATATGTAATATTTAATTACAGAGATAACATCTGGTACTACGGGCAACTATCTAGAACTGCTTGGTTAGATGCAGGTATAGAAAATTACCCGCAAGCTGTATCAGGTGGTTATTTATATGAACATGAAGACGGGTTTGATGATGACGGCTCAGAGATGACTAATGTTTTTATAGAGTCGTCTGATTTTGACATAGGAGACGGCGATCAATTCGTATTTATGAGAAGGCTAATACCTGACATAAAGTTTTTAGATACAGATGCTAACTCTACAGTAAACATAATTACCAAAACTAGAAACTTCCCTGGAGACTCTTTATCTACAGCGAGCACATCTACTATTAGCCCTTCTACTCAACAGTCACATATTAGAGCTAGGGGCAGACAAGCAGTCATACGTATATCATCAAATGATGGAGATGGCACTAATCTTGGAGTAGGTTGGAGGTTTGGATCTACGAGACTAGATATCAGACCTGATGGTAGAAGGTAATGTCAAAACTATTAACTACAAGATTACCTTTAGCTAGTAATGAGGTAACTCCTGAATTATTCAATAGATTAATACGTATTTTAGAGATCAACTTAGGTAGTTTTGACCCAAACAATACGCTACAATTAACAGAAGCTGAAAGAGATGAGTTAAACTTTAACGAAGGTTCGTTGATTTTTAACACAACTACTAACAGCCTACAATTATTCGATGGGGTAGAGTTTGTTAATTTAAGCACTCCCTTCGCCTTACTTACAGTAACTAACGAGAATGTTAAGTTTCCTGCATTTATAACCTCCTCTTTGGGAGCAGTAACAATTACAATTTCATGATGATATGCAAGAATTAAGAGAAAATTTAAAAGGTATAGCTACATTAGGAAGATTTGAAGACGATACATTAGCTCATGTGGCTACAGGCGAGATGGTTTTACCGCCTGATATACTAGACAACAAACTGCTCATGTCCCTTAAAAAGAAATTAGAGGACAAAGGTTATGATGATTTTGATTCATTTTTCGTTGGTTCAGATACTGCCTCTATAAATCCTATTACAGGACTACCTGAATACGGGTTTAGTTTAAAAAGAGCCTTAGGTATAAAAGGTAGCGTATCAAAGAAATTAAAGAAGTTAGGTAAGAAAATAGCTCCGATAGCTGCAGTAGGACTTGCAGTAGGATTGCCGTTTGCTGCTCCATTTGTTTTAGCTATGGGTGGTACTGCGATAGGAGCTGCCGCTGCTGCGGGTGGTATAGGAGCCGCCGCAGGATCTTTTCTAAAAGGCGAGAAACCAAAAGATGTAGTTACTGAGGGAGCCAAGGGAGCTGCACTATCAGCAGCTATGGCTACGGTTGCAAGTGGTATTAAAGGTGTAAAAGATGGCGTTGGTTTTGCAGAAGGTGTGAAAGCAGGAGCTACTGTTTCTCCTGAAATGCAAGCTTTAATGGATAAAAGTAATATAGCAAGTGAAATAACTTCAGGAAGCCAGCCAGCGATATCGGGTGGAGAAAGCCAAGCATCATTATCAGGTGGAGAAATGACTCAGACAGGAGATATATCATCCATACCAACAGACGTTAGTGGCTTACCTAATGTAAGTTCGACAGGCATAGAAGATATGGTTGTTTATGGACAAACACCTTCAACACCTTCTTTGTCAGATCTTACTTCTATAGGTTTTGTCCCGCCTTCAATAGATGTTCCATTTATAGATATTCCATTTAATGAAGCTGATGATGTACCTGCTAAAAAAAGTATTGAGGATAAAATTAAAGATTTTTTTGTTGATTCATTAAATAGAACAAAGGAATCAGTTCTTAATTTAGATCCTGCTTTGTTGGCTCTATCTACTGCTTACGGCAAGTTAGCAGAGCAAGAAGCTAAAAAATATCAGTTTGGTCAAAAAGATATAAGAGATTTAAGACCAGAACCACGACCTTATTCTAGAGGTTTTGATCTTGGTTTTGCTGAAGGCGGTATAGCTGAACTAGATATGCGAGGTGGCGGAGAATCTGTAGGTCCAGGCACAGGAACCTCTGACGATATACCAGCTATGTTAAGTGATGGCGAGTTTGTTATGACTGCAAAAGCTAACAACGGAGCAGGTGGATTTAAAATCACAAAATCAAAAGTTGGTTTAGAATTAATACCAAACGGTAAACCAAACAGAAAGAAAGGCGCAGCTAATATGATGAAATTAATGAAACATTTTGAGAGGTTCGCATGAGTGCACAGTTTTATAATAACCCTTCTGATATCGTTCCATTAAGTGATCAACGAGCTGTTGATCCTATTATTGCATCGCAAGTAGAAAACTTAACTACTGTAGATCCTTTAATTAGGGAACTTTATTTTGGAACTGCCGACACACCCGGTTTTATTGATCAGCTAAGAAAGATTACGCAACAGAGATTACAATCTGATGTTCCTTTGAAAGATGTAGCGGGACTTAGTGAGCTAGAACAACAAGCTATAGCTAGACAACAAGAAGGTTTAGATTCTTTTAGACCATTCTTAGAAACGGCTGAAAGACAATTTGGTTCAGGTTTGGAAGCTTTGTTAGAAGGAACTACTGCAGCTAGAGAAATAGGTCGAAGAGCTGCTGATATGGAATTTGATCCAAGCATGATAGATCAATACTACGATCCATTTGAAGAACAAGTAGTACAAAGAACTATAGATGATTTTAATAGAAGAGCTGCTGTAGAAGATCAAGCTTTATTAGCAGACGATATTTCAAGAGTAGGCGAGTCTGCTTTTGGTTCTAGAGGAAGATTAAAAAGAGAAGATTTAGAAAGAGCCAGAGGAAGAGGATTAGCAGAAAGTTTAGCCAACATTAGATCTGGTGGATTTAGGCAATCCTTAGATGCTGCCAGAGAAGATTTTAGAGGTACAAGAGCAGCTCAGAGAGGACTTGCTAGTTTATTAGGAGATCTTGGAGCAGCTGAAGCAGGAGCTTTCAGAGCGTCTGCTAGTTCGCAACAAGACTTAGCTGATGCATTAAGAAAAGGACAAACAGAAGATATAAGAAATCTATCTTCTTTTGGACAATTGCAGAGAGGCTTAGACCAAGCCCAATTAGATGCTCTTTTTGCACAACAGGCAGCACAACAAAATTTAGGTTTGGACACTCTTAAAACTGCTGGCGGTTTATTACCGACCTTCGGTTTAGGAACTGGCCAAAGGCAATTGCAAACTACTTACGGCATACCAAGAGATCCTGCAGCAGTAGGAGCTGGAGCTGGACTCAGCATGTATGCTGCTTTAAGAAAACCTATGGCTGAAAGCCCTTATTCGCAGAACGCATAATGAGTGTATTAAAAAGAAGAATGTTTCAAAATGGAGGACAGGCTGACTCTCCTGCTGTTAATTTACAAGCTTATGCAGCAAATCTGAATGATGGCACTAAAACTGCAAAAGAAATATTTGATGCAGTAAATCAATATGCGTCTTCATTTGGAGTGTCAGGTTTATCTTTAGCAGAAGTAGAAGAAATAGTAGCAGGCAAAGACACTCCTAGAATTACTGCTGATAGATTGCTTGGGGATGAAGCTAAAAGTAAATTTGTATCTGCAAGTTTAGAGTTTCCAAAACCTAGTGCGGTACCTGTACCTACTGTAGATCCTGTTGGATTAGATAATATCAATATCAGAAATGTAGATTTAATTGGAGAGTTTGATGACTTAACTCCTAGCCTCATACCTCCTTCAACTAAAACTGGTTTGAAACCTAATCAATTTAGTGTTGGTGGTAGAATTTTTACATTAACACCTGAGTATATAAAAGATTTAAAAAATAGAGCTGCAAAGACGAAAGGCGGATTGGTTTACGATATTATCAACTCGCCAGATTTTTATGCAGGAGAAGAGGCTAGAAAAACATTATTAGGTTTTGCAGCTGTAGATGTGCCAGGTCTTCTGAATGTTTATGACGATCAACCATTTCCTATGATTGATATTTTTGGAGCTCAGGTTGGAGATAGAACTATAGAAGGCATCGAATCAAGAATAGGAAAAGGTATGTTTAATGAGCCAACGGATTTTGGTGCTTTATTTAGAAATATAATAAGAATTGGAAAAAATATAGGTGGTGATGCTTTTTATAATATAGAGGCAGCATTTGCAGGTATGCCAGAAGAAATGCCTGTACCTAAATCTAGAACAGACATGGCTGTAGATACAGCAGAAGCTCTAAAAGGATATGGTTTAATTACCGAAACTGATTCTATACAACAAGAATTAGATAACTTAACTATTGATGATGAAACTAAAAAAGAATTACCAATAGAAGAACAAGTTGAGGAAGAAGATTTTGTTGAAACACCTAGTGCTATTTTTGATCCTACAAAGCCTATAGATATACCTTTTGACCCTACGAAGAAAGATGAACCTGTAGATGAAGCAAGAAAGGTAGCTAAAACTTACCAACCATTAGTAGATCCTGATTTAGCATTAGACTTTATTAGTGCAGTAGGCGGTAAATTAGTTGAAACAGGTAGAGTAGATTTAGGATTAGCAGGCGGGGCTGCTGATGCAGCTAAAATTAGAGGAGAAAAAGAAGCTGCTTTAGCAAAAGCAAGAGCAGAAGGAGCTACAAAAACAGCTCTCAAAGCAACTGACTTGAAAGCATTAAGAGACTCTGGACAAAATATAAATTTAAAGATTCAGGAATACGAAGGCGGTAGAGCAGGTATAAGATTTGTTCAAGAAGCATTAAATATATTTAAAAAAGCTAGAGAAACAGGAGAGCCTTTAGGTGGTATACCTGGATTTATGGCTGAACTTGGAGATAGGGTACAAGCTTTATTTGGTTATGATGAAGGACCTGAGAATCAATCTGCTAGAACAAGAATTAACAAATTAATTGAAGTTGTAAGGCAAGGTAATATTAGAGACATATTAGGAGAATCAGGTAGAACCATTTCAAACTTAGACAGGGATATAATTAAAGATGTGTTTGGTGGTATAAAAATTGATGAATCTCCAGATATAGCAATAACTAAATTAGAAAAATCTTTAGAAAAATTACAATTAGCTAATCGTGCAAGACAGGGTGACATTCAGGATGAAATGAGATTCTTGCAATCGCCTGAGTTTGGTTCAAGAGGTTTTGATACCATACTTTCTAAATTAAGTAGTATTAATTCAGTATTGGCAGATGATCCTTTTGCCCCTTATGTTCCAACCGCTGCGACTTCATATCAGGCAATAGTAGACATAGATTTATAATGAAAAGATTCAGAGTAAATGTTGATGGCAGTAATTCTTTAATTATTGAAGCTAATAGTGAAGAGGAAGCTAGAAAAATAGCAAAATCAAAAATACTTACGAGTGAGTTGTCTAGCGATGTTGATAAAATTCTTTTTGATTATGAAACAGGTATACCAAATATTAGGGGTCTAAGATCTAAGTTAGGTAGAACAGAGATTACTAAAGGTCCAAACCCTTTTGCTGAACAAGACCAAGTTGCTACTAATATTTTAGGAACAAGTGGTTTTACAAGAGATTCAAGAGGTAGGTTAGCTGTAACGCATGAAGGCTTAGAGGAGCTTGGGCTGCCTGAGTTACAAAAATTTGTAACCTTAAGCGATGGCACAAAGATAGCTAAAAACGTAATTATAGATGAGAGAGAAGTTAATTTTGGTAGAGATTTATCTGACTTTTCAGGAGTTGTAGGTCCAATAGCGGGAGCTATCATAATGATGTCTCCACAACTTAGATTGGCAAAAATAGTTTCTTCTTTTTTAGGTTCAGGTAGAGCTGCAAGAATAATTCAAGCAGCCGTTGGTTCAGCTGCTGGTAAAGGTGGAGAAGAGGCTTTAGATGCAGCAGAAGGATTTCAATTACAAGACCGTAACGAACTTGCTCAAACTTTAGGGCAAGAAGCACTTTTAGGTGGTTTCGGACAAGGGCTTGGAGAGGGTCTTGGTCTTTTATATGGAAGTATGTTTGGTAAAAAAGCTCCCTTCGACAATTTAAGATTTATACAACAAGCTAACTTAGGTAGATCTATTATAGATTTGATGAAGTTAGACAAAAATTTAGGTAGAGAGGCTACAGAGGCTGAAATAAAAAAAGCTATCAAAGCTGGACAAATAGAAGTTTTTGCTGAAAGAGCAGTACCATCACAAGATGCTTTGAACAGAGCCATACCTGGAAGATTTCAGAAAATTGCAGAGACTGTATTAGGAGACGCTAGAACAGGTAAAACCAAAAAGTATTTAAATGCGGAACTCAATAAATTACTTAGACTTATTGATTCAGATCAAAATAATTTATCTGCATATATTGATGAGGTTACAAAAGGATCTTTAGATGAACAGATCACAGCTAAATATACTGCATTGAGTCAAGCAGATGAAAATGTTAAAAAACAACTTTCAACTTTACTAGATGATGTACTTGAAAATGTAGCTGGTCCAAAAGCTTTATCAGAAACTTCAGGTGGTGTTTTGTCTTCAAGAGAGATAGGGGCGGAGATTCAAAATACTCTCCAATCCGCAAGAGAAATGATACAAACCAATTATGGTAGTCAATACAAACAACTCAATAGATTATTTGGTGATCTAATAGATTTTAAAACTCCACCAAGATTTAAAAATAGAGATGAAGTCGTTAGAGCTAGGGATGCTGGCGAGCTGACTGAAAGTCCAGGTATAGATGACTTTACGAAAACAGAAGAGGCACTACAAGCCTCAGTACAAGTAGAGCTATATAATGGTATCAGACCTATATTAAATGAGCTTAGAAATGATTTAAATGCTCTAAAAGCTAGACTTCCTGACGATTTTGGAGCATCCGAAGCTGATGCAACCATAGCTAGTGTTTACGGTAAAGGAATAAAGATGTTAGATGATTATGATGCTATGTATGAAGGAACTTTACGTATTGCTAGAGGAGAAGCAGATTCAGCTAAAACTCTCTTAGAAATTGATCCAAACATGCAGTTGAATCAAAATAATTTTATGAATTTTATAGATGTGCCTTTCTTAGAGAAATCTAGAAATGTTTTATCTGAACTTTTGAATGCAAAGCATGCAGGATTATTTGGTGGTTCACAAGAAGCATTTTTAACAAGAATTATAAAAGCAATAGATGATAGACATTTAGAGTTTTCTGAGCCTGGAAAAAGTATATTTAGTGCTGTAGAAGATCCTAACTTTTACAAAGGCATAGTAGGTGATACAGGCATAGGCAGACAATCAGGTAAAAAAGTTAGCACTTTAGTAAGAAGTCTGAGAGATGTTAATAGAGGATATGCTGAAGATATGAATGCTTTTGCTAACTTAAAAGTGAAAAAAATGATTAGTGAATCATTTAAAGGCGGGACTGATGCTGATGACATATATCAAACAGTAATCAAAGGAAATATTAGTGGTAATGATTTAGATAAAATATTTAGAGGTCTAAGAGAATATGATGATTATTTAAAAATTATGAAGCCAGATGAAGCTCCATCTAATAAGGCAGAAGAGCTAAGACAAGGGTTGATTAGAAGATTCTTTAACCAAACTGCTGTCAAAAATACAGATGGGGTCACAGAAAATATAGACTTTACAAAGTTTGCTAGAGATGTGAAAAGGCTTTACGCAAATGATAGAGAAAAAGCTAATGTCTTGTTTGGCAAAGATGCTGATTATGTTTTTAGGACTATGGATGAGTTGGAAAAATTAAATGTAAATATTAAGGCTAAAGATTTATCTGTTTTAATTAAACAATTTAATAAAGAAAAAGGTTTGGGAAAAACAGAAGCTTTCATGCAAGAGCTAGAACAACTTGCAAAAACTAGAAGTGAACTAGAAATATTTCAAAGTAATAGAATATTAAGAGACTTACCAAACTTATCTACTGATGAAGTTGTTGCTGCAGCATTTAGACCAAAAAATGCAAGTGCTATAAGAGCATTAGAAGAAACATTAGATCCCGCAGACTTTGCAAGAATACAACAAGCCAGTATGGGTAAAATATTAGAAAAGGCTATTGATGCTCCTGGAAAAGGTACAGGTAGAATTACAGATATATTCAAACCTGAAAATCTTAAATCTGCTTTAGATGCTTATGGAGACGATACATTAGAGGCTATGTTTGGATCAGAAACTAAAAATGCATTAAGGGCTTTTGAACAGGGCATGAGAAGTCTAACGGCGGGAGAAGTTGGCAGAGGAGGCACAGCAGGTACTCTAGTTGCTGCGGGTATAGCTGCTGGAGCTCTAAACTTAGCTATGCTACCAACCATCATAGGATTAGGTATTATGAAAACTGTTATGGGTAACGCAACTTTTTTAAAAATAGCAGCTAAAACAGATAAAGGATCTATTGTAAAAGCTATAGATGCTATAGAGAGAGCTGGTAGACAATTTGGTATTAGATTGTTAGTGCCAAGCGATCAATTACAGGTACAAATAGATAATTTAACTAAAGAAGCAGGAGAAGAAGGACAAGCCTTATTAGAAGAATTAAATCCTTTGGAAGCTTTAGAAAGTGAGAGAAAAACTCTACGAGATTTGAGAGATACAATTACCATACCTCAAAGAACTACTAACATACCTATGCCACAAATAACTCCTGTAGCAACAGGTCCATTGACGGCAGCAACAGACTTTGACGATAGAGTTGAGTTTGCAGAAAGGTTAGCAGGTAGAAGAATTATTTAATGTTGTTAAATATATGGGATATTACCGAAACGGTAAAGCCGTTGCCGAGCATGCGGTAACGCTGAGTGTTTGAAACTCCTTCCGTATAATTATCAGGAACTGTTTGCAATCTTTCACATTCTATTGGCAATAACTTTCTCCAAGTAAGATCCTCTGACTGCACGACCAAACTATCCTTTTGTGCAGTAGTGAGTGCATTAGATTTTTTATCTTGACGCAGTTCTAACATTTGTTCAGTTTTACCCGCTACAGAGTCCCCAAATCTATCTGATCTTTTACCATCTTTATCATAAGCTCTGCCTACTACCCTACCTCCTGTCACTACTTTTGGTATGTTGCCACTACCTGAACTAGACTTTAATGGGCCAGTCTTATCCGTATCTTCCATATATGTTTGTTGTTCAAAAAACCAAGACTTACCACTAGATCCTTTCGGCAGTCTTTTTACCATAACCTTGGGTTCCCTATTACCTCCTCCCATACTATTTAAAGTTGGGGCTTTGCCGTCTTCTGAGTAAACTCTTTTTAAAATATCATGCCCGTTTATGTCAGTAGCAACACCAACCTGTTTAGGTTTGGTTTCTACTAATGTATTACCATTACCCGCAGTACCGCCTGATTGAGAAGATAAAGCAGAAGATTTGCCATCAGCAGAATAAATGCGGTTGCCTTGCCCGCCATCTTTTACTTTTCCAACTTGTTTAGGTTTACTCAAAGCATACAAACTATCTGTAGATGTTTTAGCTTGATTAGCTAATAACGCTCCACTTTTTTTCTGATTTGGTTTAAATGCTCTAGATCTTGGGTTTTCTCTAACTCTTTTATTCATCTTATCTGATAAATTGTAATCAGATATTTTTTTACTAACTAACTGCCTTCTTGATTTCTTTTTATATTGGTCAACACTAGCTCCCTTATAATAGTTTGCATCTATACAATAAGATTTATCTTTTTCTGTTTCGTAATCGTCAATCAGAATATCTTTTAAAACAATTCCTAAATCTTCAGGTTGCTCAACATTTGGTATATTAGTCCAGTAAAGTCTTTGTCTCGATTGTGCACTTAGTAAAGCGCTATTGATAAGTATTGGTTCTATCAATCCTGGAAAGAGTCCCGAGCCCTGATAATCAGGATAACAATCTGAAACTTGTTGTGTAATAACTTCTATAAATTCTTTTTTCATTCTTACATTTTCAAGTAAGAAATATTTTGGCTTTATTTCTTTTAGTAGTCTTATAAATTCAAAAAACAAAGCCGATCTTGGATCATCAAATGCAAGTTGTTTGCCCGCAAAACTAAAACCTTGGCATGGAGATCCAGCAACTATTAGATCTATATCTTTGAAATCTTTTGCTTTTAATTTTGTTACATCTCCAACTTGTATAGTGTTAGGAAAGTTTTTTTGTGTAATTTCAATAGCATATTTATCTACTTCACTTGCATAGTATTTATCTACTTTGATGCCCGATCTTTGTAAAGCGAGTTGAGCACAACTCATACCATCAAATAAACTTAATACATTCATAAAATACCTATTTCATTTCTATCCATACCTAATGGTTTATCAGACAAACAAATCATTTTATCTTTTGGTATATGAACGAAGGGTTCGTTATCTTCATCTGATTCAGGAGAAGTGTTCACATTCATTCTTAAATCATATTTAAACTTTGGGTCATATTCATGACACCAAACACTATCTTTCATAGCATAAACTAAAATAAATGGTACTTTGGTAGATTCTGCATAAGAAGCTCCTTTCCTAAATTTTTTAGCAGAGATTATAAAAGTATCATATTTATCCCCTTCAAAGGTTCTACATTTGACTTCACACCAATAACATCTTTCTTTAGATTCTATCCAATAGTCTAAGGCATAACTCACAGGCAACTTAAAACAACTTACGTTCCATAAGCCCTCTAAAAATCCCGCTACTCTTTCTTCTCTTTTTTGATCTTGATGAGTTTCAAAACTTGGTGGTTTCATAATTACCTCTATAAATCGTGTATATGATAGTTAAGCGTAATTTCTTCGCCTTTTAATATATCAACCTCTGAGAACAGATTAAAAACCTTATATCCATCCCAATTCAGCATTTCTGCTAAATAGCAATTATTTTTTTCTGAATGATTAATAAAGCCTCCTAAAGGCGTTCTTAGAAAGTTTGTGAGTATTGGAATCTGAACATGCGTTATGCCAATATTGGTATCTCTTTCTATATCTTCTTTTGCAAAGATACCCATACCGTCAATTTTACTTTTTTTAATTTCTAAATAATCAGGTAATGGATTGTAATAAAATTTATTTACTTTCATTTACTCCTCAAAATAATTTGGATCAACTGCTACAAATCTTTTAGCTGGTCTACCTTTACCTCCAACCTTTATTTCGACTTCTTGTATTTCTCCAGCATTAATCAACCTATCAATAATTTCTTTAACTTCATGTGACTTCATGCTTCTAAATAATTCATGCCTATCTACTTCTCTTTTGGAAATACCATCTCCGTTTCTGGATCTTATAAAATTAAGAACTTGTTTAATTTTTGATTCAGTTGCAGAACTCGCTACCTTATCTCTACAAGCTTCTATAAAGATGCTGTCGTAATAATTTACATAGTCTATACACCATTTAGTAATATCTCCAGAAATTATTTCTGCGTTTACATTATCTGCTAACGCACAACACAAAGATAAACGCATGGCTTTCTCTCTTGTTCTAGATAACAAAGGTTCTAAATTATCTTTCTCTAATATGTCTTGTCTTTTAACAATATCTCTTGCCAAGTCATTCAATAACTCCTTTGATAAATCATCAAACTTTAAAACTTGTTGCTTGAAATCCATTTCAGCATTATTTATTGCAGTAGCCATCAATCTTGTTTTTGGATATCTAACCCCATCTATCCAATCAGTAATTTTTTTAGGTGGAGTAGTAGACTCTTTGAGTGCTGACATTTTTCTTGGTTCTTTTGATTCAACTACTATAAATCTATTTAAGAAACCATCTGCTATACGGCCAGAGTTTAAGGCTCTGTAAAAGTTCTTTGGCACAGATAGTCCTACCAATGTGATTGCGGGTTTATGTGTAATTCTATTCATGAATTGTTCTCTATATTGTTCAGGTACATTCATCATTGAGTAATTATCTGGTCTTAAAGTCCCATGACACCTTCCCCAAGCCTCCATAAGCGTCTGTAGACCGTCTTCTCTGTTAGAATTGCTTTGATTGCTAATAGCCTCTAATCTTTTTCCAAATTCGTCCATTATGGTGATCTGAGTGGGTCTATATTTGAGTATTGAATGGACTGCTCCACTAGATGTATAACCATCCCCTACAAGCAAAGCACTATGGTTTGAAGCGTTCAAGTTTCTCTCTACAAATGTTTTGATGTTTTCTTTACCCTGTCCTGACTTAGCAATACCCATAAAAAATAAGCTAGAAAAATTATTAATGTTTGTGCTGTAGATCCTTCCGCAACTAACACTAGCCAAAGATAAAGCTCCTACCATAGATAGTTCAGGCTGAGATACTTGTGCTATCTGCTCGCAATACTCAAACATATCTTTAACTAATCCTGGAGGATTAAACAGATCTTTTGGTCTTGGTATAGATTCTTCATAAGAAACAAATAAAGGAGCTTTTGCATTCTTTCTCTCATGCGTTTCTCTTACACTCCTAACAACTGTATCTACTTCTTTTTGTGGTAATGGTGGATTGTTATTAGTGTTCCAAGATTGTAAGAAAAATTTCACAAACTCTTGGTTTATATTTTTTGATATCAAATAACCCGCTAACCTTGCTGCCTGATCATTTCTAGATCCCTCGTTTACACCATCTAACGAAAAAGGAGAAACGGTTGTTTGTGTTTCTGTTTTAGCAACTCCTGTAACTTTTTGCCACTCTACATCTGTAAAGTCAGGTAAATCTGTAACATCCATAACCTTCCAATCAGGAAATGTAACAGGCTTGTATATGGCTCCACTAGCATGCCTATTGTGAGGAGCAACTATCAGACCTCCTGTTCCTCTGATATCTATATGTCGTTCTATAGGTGTCGTTGCAGTTCTTTTAGTAGCAAAGGTAGAAAAGTTTTGTGGGTTGTTGTAATAGAAATGCATGCCTTTGCTAGTTATAACTCTAAATGGACTTGGCGGTAAATTCTTTTCAACC